GTCGCAGTTGTGTCGAGCCCTGAAGTTGGCCCTACGACCCGGGATGTGCTTCTTGATCTTCATCTTGGGGTCGCCAAAGCGAACCACCTTGGTTTTTTCGCCATCCTTGACGCACACAGCGGACTTCTTGTTTCCACCCGGGGTACGCCACGGAGTATTCAGTTTCTTGCCATTACACGGGCTTGCCATTTGCCATCTCCAGTAATTCCTTGGGCAGGGCTTCGCGCAACTCACGCATAGCCTTAGCCAACTTGGTTGATGCCTTTAGGGAGCGTTCGCTTCTTAGGTGATCCTCATAAGAAAGCAGGGCTCTGCAAGCCTTATGGGTCAGGTTTAAAGACCACTCAGTCACAGGCTCATCCATGTGTCACCTCTGGGCTTACGCCCGACAGCGTGTTCCATAAACCGTTCTAGTTCACGATCCAACTCTTCCTCACGACGCTGAGTAATCTTACTCTGGGCATCCTGAGCCATCATTTCAGTCCAGAACCCCACGGCCATAGCCAGAACATCCAGTCGGTCATCGTAGGCCAATGCCTTGCGGACCCGGGTAATTCGTGACATCTGCCACAGCAGGCTGTACTGAAGTGCCTTCTCTGAGGCATATTTCTTGGTTGACTCGTAGTCAGACCGGATCACATTGGTGTCAATGACCAGCCTGTGCTGGCACATAACGGGTTCCAAGGTGTCAACGATCCGGCGTTCCTTCTGGGTGTTATGCCGCACCTCTTCAACCGTACACGGGTACGACTTCATCAGATACGGCTTCAGCAGTTCGGTAAACATACCGTCGCCAAAGTTCGATTCCACGATGATCTTGTTCACCGCTTGGGTCTTGGCAATACCAACCAGACGCTCCATGGTTGTCTGGTCGTAACCTCCAGTCAAGCCACCAGCGTCCGTGACATACAGGAACCCGTTCAGCATCTTGACCACCGCATAGGCGGTTTCGTTATCGCCACGACCCGAGGGGTCAATAGCCATGATGCTGCCCGAATACGGCACCCACTTGCCCTGCATATCCATGGGGCTGTAGTACCGATCTCCATTGAAGCCCACGCAAGGGATGTCCTTGACGATGTTGCTGGGGTTCATGGCCCAGACAGGCTTCTCAGGGGCGTTCTCTGGGTTCAGACCAAAGACAATCAGGTCGCTCAACTTGAGCGGGTACCTGTCGGCATCGCTCAGGGTCGAATCCAGCATGAACTGGAGGGCAAACCCGGTTCGACCATAGGACGCTTCACGCTCCATCAGGTCAATGGCGTTAAACCGCCTAGGATCCGTTGGGTCGCCTTCTACGCCTTCCCTGAGCATGGGAGCCAGTTTGTCCCCAAAGGCCGTCTTGAGGCGGGAATCGGGGTACCTAGCGGGCCAGACACGGGTGTCATAGCCCTTTTCGTGCAGACCGTGGTAGATCGACTGTTCGGTCTGCGGCGTACCTAGATAGATCACCTCCCCTCCGGGTTTGAGAACTGCTTCAAACTCAGCAATGGCACCCTGCAACTTGTCCCTCATCAGGAAGGTTGCAGAGTTATTCAGCGATTCGACATCGTCAGCAATGATTAGGTCAGCACGGCTACCCGTGATCTGGCTGGTGATTCCCTTAGAAACGACACTAGGGGCCTGAGAAGCCGGAGCAGGGCCCACATCGAAGGCGATCTTGGAGTTACGCTGGTCTTCCCTAGGCCGGAGATGCTGGCAAATAGGGATCTCGTTGATCAATCTCAGGGTAAAGGTGCTGAAGTCATCTGCTCGTTGCTTTGAGGCAGACACCACCAACACATTCAACTTGGGATCGTGCAGCAACCTGAAGACCACATAGGCACTAGTGAGCCAACTCTTGCCTACCCCACGGAAGGCCTGCACGACACGCCTACGGGGCCCCTTCTGGAGGTACTTGGCTACATCCAACTGGATAGGGGTAGGCTCTGGTAGCCCAAGATGGTCCCACGCCAGATAGACGAAGTTCCTGAAGTCTTTCAGTTTGCGTTCTAGTTCACTCAAGCGGCTTCTTCTTCGTCAAAGGGCATGATCTTGGCGAGATTCAGCATGGGCTGCGAGGCATCAGGAGCCGCATCAATGCCGTTGTCCTTGAGGAACTGACGGGCAACGCTGAGATCCGAGGGGGTCGCATCCCCGTTCTGGATCTTTCGCAGCAACTCTTGAGCAAGAGCCGAGTGGATTGCTTCAAGGATGTCCTTGTTCATGCCACTCCCAGCATCCGTTGAATGATGGCGTTGCCGACCAGTTCATATCCAGTCTTTGTCAGGTGCGCTCCGCTTTCCTGTGCGCTATAAGACGAGTACTGAATAATTTCTGGAATGTTGACTACGGTAACATCCTTCTGGGTCTTGGCAAAGTTCTTCAAGTCTTCTCGGCGCGTGGCAAAGTTATACCCGGTTGAGTCGTGGGTACACATAACTGCAAAAGTCAACTTCGATGCGTCAAGGCCCAAGGCACTCCACGCACTACGGCAACGCTGAATGACCTGACCCCATTGAGTCAGCCACAGACCCGGCTTTGCGGTCCAATCGCCTTCATTAATGCCACCCTGAAGCCAAACAAGCACTCGACCCGTCCCGCCAGCAGCCACTTGACGGTTGTAGAGTTCATTCAGGTAGGTCTTTACAGTACCGTCGGTTGCGAGATCAATGTTATCTGCAACATTGGTCAGGGTGTGCCCACCAAAGAAGTACATAGCACCCACCGCCCAGCCCACTCTGGGGGTATACATCGACTGAAGGATTGGCGAAATCGGTCCAGTATTCAGGATACTAGCGTTTGCCTGAACACTCCAGAACCCTTCGATGGCGGTAGACCGGGCTCCGGCAGTCACGACAACTTCATCGGCAACCAAAGCCGTAGCCCCGTTTGCTGAAATAGCGTCCGTGGTCGTTAGAGCCGTAAAAGGAGAGCCGCCGAGGCGGACGCGATATCGATGTGATCCCCCACCAGAAAACCGACCACGAAGAACCCGGTAACGAAGTTCGTTACTGATGCCCATTGGGTGATCGGATTCAACAGTAATGCCACGATTAACGGTTCCTGTCTGATTTCCAGAAGCCAAATATGGGTAGTCAATATAAGTTTCTTCGCTTGCTCCGCCAGTCATCGACCATACACCGCTACCCCGATCAAAGAAAGGTGTAATGACGGTTGCAGATGCCTTGCCAGAAGAGTACCCATCACCCGAAGTCGAAACTACACTAGCCCCCGAAAACGAAGACTTGAATCCGGGCACATTTCCGGAAACCATCAATGGGTAAACCGGAGTCCCGTAGCAAGTGTTTGGCTTGTTGGTATTCAGGCCATGAGACAGGCCCCAAACATAACCACCAGCCGTTGGAGCATTGAATCCGGTATTGCTGTCGCCAACAATAGCGATATCCAGCCCACTCTGGCTCTGTTCTCGCACAAATGAGACAGCCGCACCAGAGCCGTAAAGGCCAGTTGGAAGGCTTGTTTCGGCTGCTCCATACTTTTTAAAAATTACGGATGTCTTTGAACGCTTTGCCATGTATTTGTTTTTCTGTTGTTAGGTTTACTGACTATGCTTTACTCAGCAAACCAAGCGTTGAACACCTTGGAGCCGCCGTTGATCACGCTGATCCGCATATACGGGGCCAGCGCAACGACCTTACACCAGTTGTTGTTGCCATTGAGGTCGTTGGCATATTCAGCGTCGGTGTCCTTGCAGGAGTCGATCACGAACCAAGTCGTGTTGTCGAACGAGCCTTCGATGGTGGCGCAAGCGGTGCTGGCGGAAAACTTAGCCCCGTCGTGCTTGATCACGGCAAGACCAAACTGGTCAGGACGCTCACGGGCGGTGTAGACATTGGAAGAAACCTTGCTAGCGGCGACCGTAGCGTCGGTAAGCACCTTAGTGACATACATTGTTTTTATCCTTGTGAAACGAGTTTGAAAACCAAATGAACAGAGAAAGACACGATTGCCCCCACGGTAGCGGCAATACCCATAGTGAACGACTTGGAATGCTCTAGATCCCGAATACGCGCTTCGTGAATCTTGATTTGATCCTCCTGAATACGCTGCATCTGTAGTAGCGCATCCACTTTGCCCTCAAGACGGCCAATCGCCAGCATAATTTCCGGAGCGTCATGGGAGTGCATTAGGCGATCCTCTGAAGCAAAACTTGAGTAGTCAAGGTGTTATCTGTAATACCACGCGGTACCCAAGTTCCAGACAGGGGCCCAGAACCTCCGGTGGGAGGCGTAGCCGATATGGTCACAACATAGTTCTTATACGCTGCGTCTGTGTGAACATAGTAAACCACACTAAGGGCTCCGTTGTTTGTGTTGTTCGCAGCATTCAAAGCAACATTAAGCGTCAACTCGTTTGTTGAAACAATATCTCCGTTTGCAGAACTACCCTTAGCCATCAAGTAAGTTCCAACAGGAAAGTTGGTTAGTGTTTTACCCTGAGCCGCAGTACCGCCACCAGCCGTATCCACATAGTCTTTAGTGGCTGCATCGTCCGCTGCGGTCGGCGTTGCCAATCCCGTGATCTTCTTCCCGTTCATTGCCAAGTCGGCGGCAGGAGCGGGAAGGGTCGCCACGGTTACGCTGGTAGCCAACTTACCAACGCTGATGGCGTTGTCTTCGATCTTGGTATTGGTTACAGCCCCGGTTGCCAACTGATCCGTATCAACCGCGCCAATACCGATCTTTGCGTTTGTTACCGCTCCATTGCTGATATTGCCTTCCTGAACAGCCAACAATCCCAACTTAGCGTTTGTGACCGCACCAGCACCGATCTTGGTTTCGGTAACCGCTAGATTGTTAATCTTTACGGTCGTTACTGCGTTAGCGGCAATCTTGTCTGGAGTTACCGCATCTGTAGCAAGGTAGACATCGGTAATAGATCCCGGAGTAAGCGCGTCGGCTACAGCCCGGGCCACGCCAAAGTTCCGAATCAAGACCTTGTCACCAGCCTGTAGACCGCTGTTGAACACCAGCGAAATGGCATTCTTGCCCCCACTAAAGGTATACTCATCAGGAGCATACAGTACCCCGTCAACGGTGACAAGATACATATCTTCCACAGTTCCTACTGGCTCAGGACTTTCAACACTCAAACCGAAGTTGGTCTGTCCAGCGGTAGCCACAAACTCCCAAGTCTGGGGAACAGTCTGAGCCTTGCCATACAGAGCCAAGGTATCGACATAGTTCTTCGTGGCTGCATCCCCGGGTTCTGAGGGGGATGTAACAGCCGTGATACGCTTGCTATTGGCATCCCACGCAGTACCGTCCAAGGTCGGTCCAAGGGCTCCAGAGCCCGTATCAGCCCCTTCCTGAGCAATGTGCAGTAGACCAACCACCGCGTTATCCAGATCCTGAGCAGTCAGGACTGAAGCATCCTGAAAGTCCACCACACCACTCTGGAATCCGCTGGTCGTGTTTGGCGTTTCGCGGTAGATCCGAACAATGCTTCCAGTAGTTGGAGCAGCGTTTAGAACAATCGTTGGAACGCCGTTGATCGTTTGAAGGCTATAGGCACTAGACTGCTGAAAGTTTCCATCGATTTTGACTTTCAAAAATGAAGGACTCAGCCAACCGTCAATCGTACTAATGTTGTAGTTGACTTGGCCTGCGGTGGAAGTGTATTGGACAAAACTAGCCATAATTTTTGCTCCTTAGATTCAGTCCGAAGATCGTGGTTGACGGCGATTCAGGTTGTACTCATCCGAAATTTCCTCTTCCAGAATATTTAGGTACTGTTTGATACCCGGCATATTCTGGAGCGGCAACAGCATACGGCCCATGTGGACCGTCTTGCTGGTTATCTGGCGTTCGACATCCAGTCCAAGTGGCTTGCCAATCAAAGCACCCTTGGCATCATTGATAACCCCTATAGCGTTTTTGATTGTGGTTTCGCCGGGGAAGCCAAAGGCAGTAAGACCAGAATAACGATAGGGAGCAAACAGGGGGTCCTTATCGGCCAGACCCCACATAGCATCGGCCCCCTTGGTCAACAGGAACATTTCCGAAGGTCCAGAGAACGATCCGCGAACAACTCCCTCAAGGGTCAACAGTTCTTCGCGCTTCTTGGCTTCCTCGTAGTTCCTAGACTGCTTGAAGGACCACCAGTCAGCGTAGTTGCGCCCGTAGCCAATCAGGCCCGCAAGCATGGCGGTAGCCGTGATTTCCTTGGCTACCTGAAGCCCACCGCCCTGCTTGACTCGTCCAGCATTCTGGATCAGGAAGTTGTCGATGCCCTTCAGATTGAAGGTGGAGAACTGAGTGACCAGACGGCCCCACCAAGTGAAAGCCATCTTATGGAAATCACCCCGGGTTGGAACATCCTGAATGCGGGTGCGGACCATGCGATCCACAAACTTCTTCAGTTGATCCATCTCGACAGCATCCATGTTCTTCAGGCCAACGACCCGCTTGCCCAAGAATCCGTCCTTGAGTTCGGCGTTAGAGGCCACCCACTCAGCCAACTTCTTGTATTCGTCGGGCTCAAGACCTAGGCTACGGATGGCCCCAATATCCAGACCCTTCTTGAGGGCTCCAGAACCCAACTCAAACAGATGCTGGAGGGCCGTAGCCGCCGTCAACTGCTGGGTAAAACTGTTGATCGGGGCCAGACCAGAGATGTCCGACATGAGGTTTGTAGCCCCACGCATGGCGTTCTGGAAGGGTCCGGTGTACTCCGCAGAGCCCAACGGGTCCATAAAGGTTCGCCGCAGGCGGTCGGTGGAGGGTGAGAACCAAGCGTCCAAGAAGGATGCAAAGTTCTGAGCAGGACGATCGAGGTTCTTGTAGTTGGCAATCATTTCAGCCAACACAGGCAACTGCGTGAAGGTCCTGCGGACTCCCAAGGTACCGACAATACGGGCAACTTCGCTGATGGCTGCAAGGCCGAACTGACCACCAGTAGTCAGGTACCCATACTGCATGAACAAGGACATGGCCTTGTCGCCAAACTTGGGGGCTCCTGAGTAGATAGGTTCATACCGCAGGGCGGCAATGACTTCCTTCAGGCCCTCAAGATGTCCGTCTTCGACCGCACCACCAAGTTTACGAGCCGTGTCCAGCATCTCATTGACGGTGCTGACCTTCAGCGGCTCTTGAACCTCGACCCCATCAACCACCTTCTTGGGTCCCTTGAAGCCGTTTGCAGCCAAGTAGTCGTTGAATCCGTTGATCAACCGACGCTCGTTGACGGCCCCCATGACTGAGGTGATGTACTTACGGAACACCTTGGGCAGGTCATCATCAAACAGGTCTGCAAGGGACAGGTTGTTTCGACCGTTACCCAACAAGTCACCAGTAGTGGAAATCTCAGCCGACTCGTCCAGCAGAATGCGGGAACGACCGAAGGGGGTCCTGCTGCCAGTCTTAGCCTTCAGGGGGCCAAGAAGATCCCCAAGGGCCTCCACCAGTTCCTGATCCTGCTCGGTCATAGGAGCATTCTCGGTGGACTTGGCAATGCTGATCAGACGCTCCGTGAAGACCTTGGCAGCAGCCTTGACATCGCCAGTAAAGGTTTCTTCGACCCCATCAATAACAACCTTGCGTCCGTTCTTGGCAATGGCCTGCTCAATCAGCCCAGTCAAGGCTTCCGTACCTTCACTAGTGGTAGCCAAGCGTCGAATCATGTCGAACCGCCACAGACGGGGAACATAATTCACAACAGCAGACTTGGTGAACCCAGCCACACCAGCCTCAAAGGCAATGTTGTGGATCTTCTCCATGATCTCCTTGAAGCCACGGGCAGCGTCATTTACAGCCGACACCGTGTCATCAAAGTTGCCAGAACGCATCTGCTTCATAATTCGACGGTTGAATTGAAGCCGAAGATCCTTGTTGCCAAAGGCGTACTTCCAGTTGTCCAGAAGCGTACCAGCGTCTTCAGCAATATCCTCAGTCCCACGACCCATGGCAAACCGCACAAATGAGTTGCGATAGCCACGCATGAAGGTAAACATGGTGGAGTGCAGGATTTGGCTACCAGCCTCAAAGATGGTGTACTTGGTGGCCGATCCGGTCGCTCGACGGGCGTTGAAAGCCATAGACGCGATCAGTCGAACAGCACCATTCTCCGACTCCATTGCCCTAGCCGCCTGATTCAGCAGGGGAGAAATCAGAGGAATTCGCTCGGTAAACCAAGTTGACAACTTCTTAGGCACCCCATCAAAGGTTCCCGGGGTGCTGGTAATCGTCGGAGGCGAACCTCCGGTGTCGGGACCTCCAGCCACAGCAGCCGCCCTGACTGCCTTACTGGTGGTGGTGGCTGACAGACGCTTCAGGACGCTTTCCGGAAGATCAATCGGCTTTGTAGTACGGCCCTTACGGCGGGCCACGGTACTTGCGCTACCGACCTCAACAGCCCCAGTTCGCTTGTTGATGATTTCGATTACCGCAGCCTTACGGCCATAGGTATCGACAACTACTCGACCCTTGGCGTTGGTCCGGGTAGGGGGATTCTTAGCCAGTTCACGAAGGTCGTTTACTACCTCATTGACAACCTGACGAGTTACCGTACCACCACGGGATCGAATCTCGTCCAGAACACGGAAGACCAGAGAGTTAGGTGCGTCTTGAACCGAACGCCACCGACCCGTGTTAAACAGGGACCACACATCGTCAACAAGGAACTCCCGTTCATACACGGCATCGAAGCGTCGGTCTGCTCCGTTGATCACCGACCGCTGTTGAAGAGGACGGAACTTAGAAGCGACCTCCTCACCAAGTTCGTCACTCAGGGCTTCCCAGAACCGCTTGTTGAACGCGAAGCCACCGCCTCGACTAGTACGAGCCGCCGTGACCATGGCGCGACCAATCGCCTTAAAAGTGTCAACGGTCGGTTGGACTCCGGTAGCCAAGGACACTTCAAAGGCTGCTGCTTGGGCTCCGTCAAGACTGGGAAGGGCCTGCGGAAGACCGTTCCACTCCTTTGTAGCCGATTCAGCCCCTTCTTGTAGGGCTTCGTCAGCAGTACGGCCCCCAGCACTAGCGAGAACCTGATCCGCATAGGCGGCAGATTGGAAAGCAAAAGGCGTATAGTTGATCTCAAAGCCGCCCGGGAGAATCGCCTGCCCTTGACGGTAGAAGCCCTGCGCCGCCTCCTCAATCTGGTCTGCCACAAAGCGGCGACCAAAGGCTACGCCACCAATCAAGCCAGCAGCCGACCCCGATATGACCATGTTCTGGACAACCTCGCCAAAGGAGGGGTCGTACAACGGATCAAGGCCCTGTCGGGCAAACTGGTAAACAACTTCTTCACCAACACCCACAGCCGTATACCTTGCTCCAAGGCTCAGGCGAGACACAGCATTGGCTGCTTCTGCGGCAGCGGCAGCAACAGGTTGGGCACCATACGATCCAAACGACCGTGAAGCCACCTTGCCAGCCATCGTAGTGCGGGTACCAAGGCCAGCCAAGGCAATAGGCTCTGCAAGGTACCCACCCAACGCCATGACTCCAATGTCGGCCACAAGGCCAGTAGCGAGGCCAATAGTGGACGCTTGAGCCTGTGGCATACCACGACGGACAAACTCAAGGCGGTCCTGATACTCGTTGTAACTGGAAGCCGACAGGACATACTGCCAATTCTTTGCCGGGATGGTGTCCAGATCCTTTTGCAGTCCCTCCTTGTTGTTGCCCATCGCATAGGTAACAGGGGAGCCGGGGCCGACTTCGTTGATGCTTGAGAAGTTCAGGGGGTCTTTTGTTTCGCCCGAGAACCAGTCATAGATTCCCTCTACCGTCTGATAGATTGCACTACCCATACCCGATTGAACAGCCCCCGACAAGTACCGTTCACGGGCATCTGAAGTCAGCATCTCAAAGTTGGGGTCATAGATCCCATCGCGGTTGAGAATGGCTCGTTCAGCCGCCATCTCTTCGGCACTCTGAGTAAAGATTGGACTTGAAAAAGTTAATTCAGCCATGGTTTATAGTTGTTTGCTTTAGTTAGCGTATAGCCACTCATCCAGCCACAGCGGAAGCGACGATCTCTGTCCTTTAGTTTTAATTAGCAAGGGAGGCAGACGCGGTGTCTTTCCTCTCAGCATCTCATCAACAGTCTGAGCAAAAAGGGCATTATCCATCTTGATGTCTTGAGCCCTGATAAGACCGCTAGTGACGGCGTTTCCGTTCTCACGCACGGCCATCAAGACCTGATCTGCCCCCGGGGGAGATACGACAACCAAGGTTGCATTGGGGTTGTTGGGGTAGTTGGCCCGGAGCCACGCCTCAAGATAAAGTTCATCCTGATTAGGACCAAGGTTTCGCTTCGGAAGCAGAGAGCCACGGATGAACACATTCTCTTCCATGACCTTGTCCATAGCAACCTTGTGGGCACTACGGGATCCCATAGGGTTGGTGCTTACTTCCGTTGCGTAGTGCCTACGGTATTCGTAGTCGAGATAGGTACCAGCATCGGGATCAAAGGCTCCAGAACGGGAAGTAGCCGCAACAGCCTCCCTAAGTTCTGCGTGTGAGGCCATAATGTTTTGCCTAGTCTGTTGATCAGATCCATCAGTATCCATCCACTTGATGGGATTGCTCGTATCAAAGTAGTCGATCTTGGATACGCCGCCGAAAGACATCATCCTAGAGACATCCCGAGCCACATCTCCGATCTTTTCTCCAGCCCGAATGTGGTCCACAGCATAGTCCAGTTGAGCAATCAAGGCCTTACCGTTCTCACCTCCGGGAAGAATCTTGGACAGGTTCTGATTGTTATCCTTAGCCAGCATATAAGCCATCACCATGTCTTCGGTGTATGGCAGGGATTCAGCCCCCTCAACGACCCGTGGATTCATCTCGCTCAACAACCCCTTGAAGGCTGGAGAAACATCCCGAGCATCGTCAAACTGCGTTGCCAGCCCCATACGCATGGCTAGGAACCGCTGCCTAACTGATGCAGCCTCTTCCCGGGTAGTGGCCCTCTGAAGGTATGCGGCTTCATACTGCTTCAGAGAGTCACGCATCTTCGTATATGCCTGAGCAAGACCCTTCTTGTACTTATCTTCATCAGGGGTAAGCCCAAGGGTCTGCGTCAGATAGGTATCATACTGTTGGCGGGCTTCTGCAAATCCGGGAACAAAGTTGCTGTTTGGCTCAAAGGACTCGCGAACTTCACGGTCCAGAGTAGGAAAAATCCCGTCGCCATTTCCAGTACCGTTCCAAAGAATGGTGGTGGCGTTATTGATGTTCCTAATAGACTGGGCTTCAAAGGTATCGTCTTGAACCTTTGCAAACATCTCCTCAGCCTTAAACCGCTGCTCAGGAGTCAATCCGAGAGTCTCAATACGATCCTTATACTTCTTAAGTGCCGCAGAAGCCTCTTCGTCACTTTGTGCATTCTTAGCATCTAGGGCCAACTGATAAAGTTCGTTGGTTTGAGCGTCTGCCGTAGCCAGTACACGGTCTTTCTTTGCCTGTTCGGTAATCCGATCCAGCAATTCCCGGCCCCTATACAACTGCTCAGGATCTAGACCAATAGCCCCAACACGCTGCTTGAGTTCTCCAACCCGTGCATCAAGGTCCTCAACGCCATCGGTATCTGCCGCAAGTGTAACCAGTTCCCAGAAAGCGTTGTTCTTTTCTGTCTTTATTTGCGTTTCCCGCTCACGAATAGCAGCCGCGCTGTAAGAGCGCAAGTAGCCAATCTTGGACTCTTGCTCGTTGGCATTAATCCGCACCTTGCCCTGAGCAAAGTCTTCCCGAAGGGCTTCTTCGGCCTGCTCCACAGTTATTGCACCAGACACGATTTGCGGAGTCAGATCCTTTTCAATACGCGCTGCCAAAACTTTCGATTCTTCGGCAGACATCCGGAGGTCATTGGCTTGGATCTTAGCGGCATTCATTGCCATCTGAGTCTTGGCATACTGAGTGCTGGACAGCGAACCAGTACCAGACTTAATGGCATTGAACATCTCCCGAGCAGCCCGGGGGTCATCCGAGGTCGCCATCAGTTCAACCAACGCATCCACAGCAGCGTTGTTGACGCGGTTAGAGGCGACACCCTGATTGACCATCTCATCCAGACGGGTCTGAAGCGTTCCTAGAGCCTGCTGGCTGACCGTTGGGTTTGGACTGGTCCAATCCTGAGCCGCCCGCTGGACCTCTGAAGCCACCCCCGTCAGGATCTTCTGGGTGTTGTGTTCAATGACG